ATCGGGACGTCGCCGATTGTCGCCTGTGGCCTGTCGGCGATGCAGGGCCTTTATATCCAGCAGAATTCGGCGCGGTTCTTCGAGGGGGGCGCGACGGCACCTGGCATCTTGACAGCGCCGGGAGCAATCTCAGACGAAACCGCGAAGCGCCTCAAGGAACATTGGGAGACGAACTACACCGGCGACAATTCCAAGAAAGTCGCCGTGCTCGGCGATGGGCTCAAATACGAGCGCATGTCGATGACGTCGGTTGAGGCTCAGTTGATTGAGCAGTTGAAGTGGACCGCGGAAGTCGTGTGCAGCACGTTCCATGTCCCGCCGTACAAGATCAGCGTCGGCCAGTTGCCGAGCTACAACAATATCCAGTCGTTGAACGTCGAGTATTACTCGCAGTGCTTGCAAAGTCTGATCGAGGCCATCGAGCTTTGCCTTGATGAGGGGCTTGGCACCGGCGAGCAGATGGGCACGGAGTTCGATCTCGATGGCCTTCTCCGCATGGACAGCGCCACGCAGATGGACGTGCTCGAGAAGGCGAAGGGCAAACTGACGCCAAACGAGCAGCGCAAGCGGTTGAATGCCCCGCCGGTTGCCGGCGGCGACACGGTTTACATGCAAGAGCAGGATCATAGCCTGGAATGGCTATCGCGCCGGGATGCACAGCCGATCGAAACTCCGTCGCCAGCGCCAGCACCTACCGACCCCGACCCCGACCCTGAGCGGGCTCGCGCCTTCCGAGCGCTATTTGAAAAAGACCTCCGCGAGGCCCTGAATGCTTGACACCAAGGCAATCGCGGAGGCGACGGCAGCGGTCGTTAAGGCTCATGTCGCGGCGCTTGTCGAGCCCTTGCGGCTTGCGGTGGCGGATCTGGACAAGCGTGTCAGCGCGCTTCCGGCGCCCCGCGACGGCAAGGATGCCGACGAAGGTGCAATTGTCGCTCGGGTCCGCGATGAGGTGTCGACTGAGATCAAAGAGCTGCGTGCCGTTGTTGACGCGATCCAGCCAGCGCCTGAGCTTCCGGATATCGCCGGGATGGTGAAGTGGGCTGTTTCGGATGCTCGCGAGCAGGACGCGGCGCAGATTCAGGCGTGGATGGATGGCGTCGACGAGAAATTCGCGGCACTGCCGGCACCGCGTGACGGAAAGGACGCCGATCCCGAATTGATCAAACAGTTGGTTGATGACGCGGTAGCGGCGCTGCCGCCGGCACCAGCCGGCAAGGACGCTGATCCGGAGGTTGTCCGGCAGATGGTTGCCGAGGCCGTAGCCGGTCTTCCGCAACCAAAGGATGGGAAGGATGGCCGCGATGGCACAGACGGCGCGCCTGGTCGAGACGGTGCGGATGCCGATCCGGATATCATCCGGCAAATGGTGGCCGAGGCAGTTGCTGCACTGCCGCCCGCAAGAGACGGGAAGGACGCGGACCCGATCGATCCGGACGAAATCAGGTCTATGGTCGCGGATATTGTGCAGCCAGCGATTGCCGCGATCCCGCTCCCGCAAGACGGCAAGAGCGTGACCGTCGACGACGTGCGCCCGATGATTGAGGACGCTGTCGCGAAGGCGGTAAGCGCGCTCCCGAAAGCAAAGGATGGAGAGGCCGGTAAGGATGGCGTCGGCCTCGCCGGCGCCGTGATCGATCGCGACGGGTCGCTGGTTGTCACCCTGACGAATGGCGACACGAAGCAGTTGGGGCGCGTGGTCGGCAAGGACGGTGAGCAGGGGCAGAAGGGTGCCGATGGTCACGACGGCGTAGGCTTCGATGACCTCGACATGGTCGAGGACGAGCGCGGCATCCTGCTTCGGTTCGCCAAGGGAGACCTAGTGAGGGAGTTTGCCTTGCCGGTAGTGATCGACCGCGGCGTTTATCGGGAGGGGACAGAGTACCGCAAGGGGTCCGGCGTGACTTGGGCTGGTTCGTTCTGGATCGCCCAACGCGACAACCCTGGGAAGCCTGATACGGCGGACAGTGGCTGGCGATTGGCCGTGAAGAAGGGCCAAAACGGTAAGGACGCGAAGTGAGCGACGATCTCGCACCACCCCAGGATCGAGATCATTGGCGTGGCGGGCCGCCGTCCGGCCCCGAGCTGGCTATCTTTGTCGCGCTAACCGCCGCATTTCTGGGTGGGCTTCTGCTGGTGATGAGTATATGGCTTCACTAGTTACCGTCGATCAGGTCGACAAGGCGCTGAAACTCGGTCTTGCTGCCGACGTCGGGGATTCCTCCGCCAGTGACGGAGACGCGTCGCGGCTCGACGACATCATACTGAAGATTTCGCAAGCGACCGATATCGTTCTTGATTTCATCCAGCCGAAGCCGGATCCGGCCTGGACTATCGAGACCGTACCGCCGCGGGTAACGGCCGCCATCATCATCGCTATCCGCTGTCTGTTGGACGATACCGAGGAATCCATGGCGATGCTGACCGGCCTTTCCGGAAAGACCGGTCCCGATCCGAAGAACCCAATCGCCGCGCTGCTTTGGCGGCTGCGCGACCCGTCGATGGCGTAGGAGGGCTCGATGCGCTCATTCAAAGGGGCTCTCCTTGACGGCTATCGGGACCCGGAGGGCCGGCCCATCGCGCGTCTGATCGGATTGGTTATCGGGTCGATGTGCCTCACGGCAGCCAATACCGTCGCTGTAGTTCTGGTCTTACGGCTGCTTGGTGTGGTCTGATCAATGGTTGACACCAATCGGCGTCACGGCGCGCTGCGCTATCGGTTGCTGTTTCAACGTCGGGGCGACAGCGACGATGGTTTCGGACCGGTCATCCCCGGTGCCGGCGACTTCGCAACCGTGTTTACGATGGACGCGGCAATGCGCCCGCTCAAGGGCACGGAAGCGGTGATGCAGTCGCGGTTACAGGGTCGCCAGCCGTGGATCGTCACGGTGCGGGACTGCGTTCCTATGAGAGATGTCACGACGGCCTGGCGTCTGGTCGATGCTCGAAACGCCAATCGTTTCTTCGATATCAATGCCGCACCGGTTGATCCGGATGGCAGGCGGCAGTGGGTCGAATTGCTCGTGACGGAAGGTGAGCCATCCTGATGGCGGTCGTTCCTTTCACAGTTTTCGCGCCAGAAAGGCGATCATCTGCTCATATAAGCGCCAGATTAAAGTTTTTCGAAGCTCGCGCCCGAAGGCTCTGCAGGCAAGTGTAAGCCTTGCTCTCTCGGCGAAAAGCGTGCCGGGGAGCCTAATCGCTATCTGTTTTAATTCCTCATCAGTCACAGCAAGACATCCTTGGTAGGTGACGGTCAGGGCCGTTTTTACCATGTGGGTGACTGATCCGCACGCAATTTAGGAATCATCTGATGGCTTCGAAAGTGAAGGGCCTGCAATCGCTTCAGGCGAAGCTCAAAAACCTGTCGCCTCAGACCCGATCGGCGGTCAAGCAAGCCCTTGCCGAGAGCGCCGACGAGATGGTTGGAATGATGAAACGGCTGGCTCCAGTCGGCCCGCCATCAGGTCAGCAGAAGAAGAAAGGTGCACGCGCCGGCGCACTTCGCGACAGCATAACGCAGACATGGGGCGATGGAAGCGCGCCGAAGTATGCGGCATTTCAGAAGCGGAAGGGCAAGAAGGCGTCTCCGGTTTCGGGCGATCCGGACCTGTCCGTGCGCATTTCGGCGGGGAACAGCAAGGTGCGGTACGCCCACATGGTTGAGTTCGGGACGGCCCCGCACACAATCAGAGGGAGAAAGATTGGATTACTCAAGCGGAGAGCCATGGGCGTTGACGGGAGGCTGGGTACGAAGGTTGAGCATCCCGGCACTGCGGCGCAGCCGTTCTTCTTCCCGGCATATCGGGCGCTCCGCAAACGCGTGAAGGGTCGGATTACTCGAGCGACGAACAAGGCCGCGAAGGCGGCGGCGGCTTCGAGCAAAGGCGAATGACCAGCCCGACATTTGAACTTCTCGGCGCCGCAATGGCGAAGTTGCGCGCAACGCCGGCCGTGACCGAGTTCGTCGGCGCGAAGATTTACGACCGCGTTCCGGAAAAGCAGGACGGGACGCCGAACGTCACGAGCCCGTACATCAGCTTCGGGCCGGTGACCGGGTCGCCGGACGATGCCGATTGCAGCGATGCAGTTGAAGTGACGTTTCAGGTCGATGTCTGGTCGTGGGGCAATGGTGAGGCTTACGGCTCGGCGGAATGCCACAAGATCAGCGATGCGGTGCGCCGCGCGCTGCACAATGCGGAACTGACGCTCTCGGCTAACGCGCTCGTGGTGCTGACTTGTGAGCTATTCCGCATTCTTCGGGATGATGACGGCGTGACCAATCACGGCGTGATCCAGTTTACGGCGGTCGTCGAGACGCCCTGACAACTCGACTTCTCTAAAAGGAGGCCATCATGGTCGCAGCGACCCGCATCAAAGGTGGGAAGGTCAAGGTTTTGCTCGGCAACGATGCAAATCCGATTGTTTACACAGCTCAATGCGGCTTTACTTCCAAGAGCATCACCATCACCAAGGGTCTCGAAGAAGTTAATATCCCGGATTGCGACGATCCGGATAAGGTCGATTGGGTAGGGCGAGATGCATCGTCTCTCAGTATGGCGATCAGTGGCGAGGGAGTTCTCGCAGAGCAGTCGGCGGAAGTCTGGTTCGCGGCCGTCGAAGACGTGGATTCTGTTCCGGTGAAGGTCGAGATGGAGTTCCCATCGAAAACCATAACGTGGACCGGCAGAATGCAAGTTGAGTCTGTCGGTGCGACCGCGCCGAACGGACAGACGGTTACCAGCGAGATCAGTATGCAGTCGGACGGCGAGATGGTCCGCACGACAACCCCGGCGTCGTAATGAGTCGAGACGCGTCAATCACGCTCCCATGGGCGGATGGCAATCACACCTTCCGTCTTGCCTGGGACGGATTAATTAAGCTCCAAGAGGCACGCGATGCTGGCCCGCTAGTCGTCCTGAAGCGGCTCGCGACAGATGACTGTCTGGTTGAGGACATCTCGCACACCATTCGGCTCGGCCTGATTGGGGGTGGGATGGAGCCGCCAAAGGCCCTTCAAATGGTTCGCGATTACGTCGAAAGCCGTCCTCCGATTGAGAATCGGATGCTTGCTTACGGCATCTTGGCGATCGCGTGGCATGGCCCGGAGGACGAGAACGTGGGAAAACGTCAGCGGCGTCGGAGCAAGAAGCCGTCCGCATAGATGATCTGTCAAACGGCAAGATACGCACCGCGATCATCTATGGTAACGGCGCCGCGATGGGGTTCACGCCGCAAGAAGTCGGTCAAATGTCGGTATGGCAGTACGCCGCCGCTGTGGATGGCTTCAATCGAGCGAACGCGGCTGACGGCGGCAATAAGCTGACGGATGCTGAAAAAGCGGAACTGTCCGAGTGGATCTTGTCCACGCCAACGGCACCGCGCCGGCTTTCGAGCATCGTCTATTCGTGGGATGGACGCAGCTTCGCGCCGATCCGCACCGTGTCGTTTGAGATTGGTGGGTAGTGTATGGCAACCGAGCTTGAGCGCCTCGTGGTAAGCCTTGAAGCTTCCATCACGAAATATGAGCGCACCCTGCAGAAGGCGCTCGGACAGACCAATTCAACGATGGAGAAGATCGAAAAGCGCACGGCGCAATCGAGCAATTTGGTTGCGGCGAACTTCGGCAAACTCGGCGCCGTATTCGCAGGCATTGCGTCGGTGAGGGGCGCCCAAGCTCTCATTGACACCGCCACCCGTATCGACAATGCGTTGAAGGTGGCCGGACTATCCGGCGACCAGTTGACTAAGGTCTATGACGCACTGTTTGTTTCGGCTCAGAAGAACGCGGCACCATTGGAGTCCCTAGTTCAGCTTTACGGCCGAGCTTCTCTGGTACAAAAGGAGCTTGGTGCATCGACACAAGACATGCTCAAATTCACGGATAACGTTGCCGTTGCGCTCCG